GTACTGAGCCACGAGCGCGCCACAGTGCAGCTGCATACATAAGCGTACCCAGCGTGGCGTCATGTCCTGGTGAAGTTGTAAGGCTGTCAAAATAGCCGGACTCCTGACGCCTGCGATAGCAGAAATCATTAGCAGCGTTTCGGGCCTGTGTAGCAAGCGTGTAGTCATCGCTTGGGTTAGTGATATCCACCCCAAGATATGTGACGAGTTCAGCCGTAGTTACCCATGTGCAGTTCTGCGTGTAAGTGATTGTGCCAGTGGCTGACGCTGTGCGCTGTACGTCTGTGCCTGTACAAGCAAACAGCACCTGGTTAGGGATGCTGACATTGCTGTTAAATAGCAGGTCGCCTTCGGTGTCTATGCCGATGTACTCATACTTGGGCATGGCATAAACAACGAAAGTGCCGTTGAAGGGTGCACCAACAGTGGCAACAGTGATGGATTGCCCTACTTCTATTTCAGTATCGGTCAGTGTTTGTAGCACTGCATAGTTGTCTAGCAGTTGCTTAAAAGTGACTGTGTATGTAGCCATCGGCGGTAGCCGCCTTTCTGACTATGAAACTACGATGTACTTAACCTGTGCAGAGTCAGCAACAAACAATGATGCATAACCGTGGTAGCTCATGACCTTGCCCAATGTTGCTGGTTCGTCACGTGTCATCAATCCGCGGATGCTTTCATAAAATTCTATAGCAGCGCCACGAGCAACAAACAAACTGCCAGCAGCAAAGTTGCGGTCAGCAACAAGGCTTAAGCCAAATGGGTTGAAAGTGTTTGCCACTGTAATGTTGGCCTCGCCCATTCCGTTTACACCCATCAGGCCAGCGGTTGCAGCGTAAGGAAAAATTGGGCGCTTATCGCCGTCTAACTGGCTACCCAATTTTTGCCATACATCTGGGCTTACAAAAATGTGATCAGGCAAAAAGTTTGTCGCGTTCAAAATGTCTGTGGCTGCGTCATACAAAGCTGCAATTAATGAGCTTGGGTCGTTAGCAGTTACTGTCCATGTGCTACCTGATGCGCTAGCACCTGATGCAAGGCCGTCTGCAGCAAGGTTGTCGGATGCCTGCATGTACTGGCCCATCAAGTCATTGATGATGATGTCCATTGAGCCGGGGCTCGTAAAGTCCACATCCTGAATTGAGAGCTGGACCTGCCCGGCCAACGTAGTTTTGCTGATTACGTTTGAGGCAATCACAGGTGTGGTTGCTGATACTGCTGAAAGCTCGGTGCTCTGAGACGCCACGCTGGTGTGAGTTGTCCATGTTGGACGAATGAATGTCTTTTGTGTTCCGCCGTCTGGATATGCGCGAGCGCCCACAGCTGCGACCACAGGCCTAATGGCTTGGTTTAGGTTTGCAAACACAGGTCCGAGCACTGGAACAGGGAGCAATCCCGGGGTGTCAGTTGTCAAAACATCGCCAGCTGCAAATTGAAACGCTGACTGCTTTGATGCAACAAAGTCGCGTGCGGCTGCAGCAACATTTTCGAATGTAGTGCCACCGATGTGCATAGCAGCGAGATATTCGCCTGGTGTTGGCAAGTCAAATTTGCGTTTTGGCTGGGCAAAAACTGTAGATGCTTCGATTACTTCTGGGGCTGGTGTTTCTGACACTGGGTTCTCCTGTGGTTCGGTAACTTCAGGCTCATCGGGTGCCGTTTCTGTATTATTGCTTAAATCATCCTCTGATGTGGGGATACTCGCAGCAACATCTGTGATGGTAGCACCTGCAAAGGCTGGCTGTGGTACAAGTGACAACTCCATCCAATCGGCTGCTTCCACGATCATGACACCATCTTCGTTAAACGAAAATTTGGTTGGGTTTACGCCTACCGACACAGAGTCAAGTACGCCATCGGCTGCCAAAATAAGTGCCTCATCGCCTAGGGCTGTTGTTGAGACTTTGGCTGTGAAGTACATGGCCTCATCGTCATCGGTGCGCTCAGTGACTAGGCCGATAGCTTGGCTGGCATCGTGGCTCATGTAGAGCTTTGGCGCTTTGCCTTCTGTTGGCAGTGAGCCCGGCAAAAAAGAAACTGTCTGGCCACCTGAGACTGTGGCCTCGGTGTTGTATGGCAAGGCAATACCTGTAATGGTGCGCTTAGGGCCGTCCTCTGTGGCGGCATCAACTGAGAATGTGGAACTGGTAAAGCGCATCATGCGAGGGACTCCTGGGTGTTTTCTTCTGGTTCATTGTCGGGCATTTTGTCTGCTACATAGTTTTCTTCTAAGTAGCTCTTCGTATCAAACTTTACATAGGTGCCACGCGGTAGCACGTTATTCATTGACAATGTGCTAGCGATGCAATCGGCGTATGGCTTGACACCAAAGATGTAGAGATCAGCGCGTGATTGCTCACTGCTGGTGTACGCATACGCACCAGTGGCAACGCCTACAAGGTAGGGGGGGACACCACATAGGCGCGCCAGGTCTAGTGCTGAATACTGGGCTGACTCGATCATTAGCATTTTGTCCGGTGTGGCAGTGCTGGCTTCGTAGCTCAAGAACTCGTTAAGCACTGCGGTTTGGCTAGTTAGTCGAGCCTCTTGGAACGCTGCGCCAATCTCTGACAGTTCTTGCGCGCTCAAGGGTTCTCCGCCAGTCTGTTTTAATACGCCACTAGGCAATGATGACTGTGCGTTTTTGTAGCGTGACTGCTCAACCTTTAACGCTGTAGCAATGGTTTGCTCTGAGCTGTAAATAATGCCCTGAATAGGGCTCAAAAACTGGATAACGTTGCGATAGTCCAACTCATTGCCAGCAAAGCTAATGGCCTTAGACGGTTGATAAAAGACCGGGCCTTCCTCGTCGGCTGTGGTTATTGAGCCCATCGGTAAAAGTTGAAATTTTGTTGGGTAGCCATCAACTGTGCGCTCGGTGACATACCACATAGCTCGCCCGTAGAACAGAAGCGACTCAAGGGTGTAGGCCATGATGTGGTTGTAAGTAACAGCTGGGTCTGGCTGGCGTAGCCAAGAGCGCGGCGCTAACGGTATTTCTTCCATTTCGCCTGTGGCATCGTTGTACATTTCGCCGTACATTTTCAGCGGCATACAAGCAATGACGGAAGCCAAAAGGTCACGTGATCGAGACACAGTAGCCAGCGTCATAGCGCGATCACGCGCATAACCAGACTGGTAGTTGTAAAGATTTTTCAGTGGGTTTGTGCTGTTGCCTGTTGGCGCGTACCCGACAGCGGCCTGCACTGATGGCGTAGAAATTGCGGCCTTGGTGACTGGCTTATTGAAAATACCCATAGCGGTAGTATGCCACTTTTTGCCGGGTGTGTGTGGTACTGCTCTGCTCATCCCGACAACGCCCAGAGCAGTACCGCCAATACTTTAGCGACTGACTACCACCATCATTGGCTTACCTGCTTGCTTGGGTCGTGACGCTAAAGCGGCGGCCCAAATGGTGCAGCGCGCAAGCTCGATAGGCCCAGGGGAACGCTTACTGCTTAGGGCTAGCTGGTTGCTCTGCATAATTGCTACTGATCGGTTCATGTGTTCGGCAAGGTTTTGCTCGCCTCGGTGCACAAGTTTTGCATCGTTAATTTGTGCCCTGACCAAGGATGTGTAGCGCAAAAGTTCGCCGTAGCCCACAACTTTGGTGCGCCTAGTCAAAGGCAAAGGCACGTGATGTTCTAGCGCCGGTGTCACGGCCAGCCCTAACAATGGGTGAGCCGCGCAAGCATCCATCATGGCCTGCTGACACTCAGCCAAGGACTGCACGACAAACTCAACAGACACGTGCACCACCCCAACATCATCTACAGCTGCTCGAACAGCGACATAGCGCGAGCCGTCAAGACTTGAGTCGCAAGCCAGCCAGCCATTGTCCGGGCCTTGAATATCTGACAGGCAAGCATCCCACTGGCCAGGCTGTAGCCAGCAAGCGTCAGCATTGACAAACTGGTTGAGGCTTGCGCGTAGGAATGATGACCGGTCAGGGTGGTCAGCATCTATCAACATTGACTGCAGCTCTAGGGTTTGACCGAGCGCTGGGTTAGCCCAGCCCCACCATCCTGCTTGCCAATCCATTACATCTACCCCTGGCGGTGGTGACCACTCAGCGAAATAGAAAGCACCGGCACGTTGTTCGCCAATGAGTGACAGCCCAAGTTCGCGATAGCGGAGCATGGCCGTTGATGCCTCGGTGCCAGCAGTGGAAGTCATAACCATAATTGGAGAGCCACCAGCGGTGCGCGTGTTGCGAGCCTTCATAGTCGGGCGCAAAGAATGAGCCATGACAGCATCATCGACTGCGTAGATTTCGTCAACCCAGATTAGATCAGCACTAAGGCCCATGCCGGCACTTGGCGTGGCGGCCTTAATGAACCAGCGCGACCCGTCAGGCATTTGCAACTCCATACGGCCATATCCCCACTTGGGTTTAGCGTCAAAATACTGCTCAAGAATTGGGGCCAAAAATTGGTACTGCAAGTTAGCCAGCGGTAACTCATGCGCGCTCGATATAACAGTCTGAGGCTTGCCACGTAGTGCAGCAATGCTGGTCAGCCAAGTGCCAACAATGGCCTGCCCAAGTACAGTCTTGCCGTTTTGTCTAGCAACTGTGATTAGACCGGAACGATTAACTAGATCACCATCAGCGTCAGACTCAAGTAATCCCATAGCGGCATGCACCTGCCAATCCATAAGCTCAACCTGCATGTACTTGCGCGCAAACTCAACCACCAAAGGTGCATACACAGAAACCCCTGTCGTGACAGTTTCCAATCTGGGCAAAGTCCTACCAGTTAGCGATGGCTCCGAACAGTCCTCGCCAGTCTCGGCCAGTTCAGCCCGACTTGGCGTTATCTTGCGT